TTATAAAAAAGGTTATTAACAAGTGTTTTATTTACTAGAGTCTCAAGAACAGCTTCAATGGTTAGAAAATCAGGTACAAAGTCCGCTTTATGTGGATGTAGTAAGTACTAATGATTTTTTCCATTCTAAATTAACTGCTACTGTTGGAGTATACGTTAGACCTGTAGATGATTCTCAAGGATATTTCATTCCTATTTCTCATGATGATGGACTTAATGTAGAAAAAGACCGTGTCTACGACATTCTCTTAAAAGCAGAAAAACTATATACATTAAATAAGAAAACTCTTTTATATCACTTTAATTTACAAAGAGTAATAGATATATCGTTAGTATATTCTATGAATCTTTATAAGAAATTAGAGTATTCTAGTTCAAATAATACGATAGATTGGTATTACCGTAAGTATAGTGAAAAAATAGATATCAACAAGCTTATACCTATTAGTAAATTATACGAAAGATGCGAAGATATTTACAATCAAATAAAAGATAGTTTAGAATTAGAAATACCTGACGGTTTTGACTTTTATAATAAAATTGCAACTAATGTATTTTACTTATTAGAGCAAAATGGTGTTGGAATAATTTACGACGGGTTTAATAAGATGTTTAAACCTAAAAATCCTTTGTATAATACATATAATAATGTAGTTTATACTGACTATAATCTTTATAACAGTACATCTAGACCTACAAATACATTTAATTCGGTTAATTTTGCAGCTATTCCTAAAACCCCAGAGCATAGAAAGTGTTTTAAACCGCAAAATGACTTACAATTAGCAAAGCAGTATTTTGGTAAAGACGAAATAACAGATGAAGAATACAACAAAGCAAAGCAAATTAATTTTCATGCCATTTATGGAAAAATACCTGAAGAGCATAAAAATCTTAAAATATTTAAAGAAATACAAGAATACATAGATTCTATGTGGACTAGCTTTAAGCAAGGAGGGTATGTATGGAATCCTCAGTCAGGTAAACACTTTACTAATGAACTTAAAGATATGAATCCAGCCAAGCTTATGAACTATATGATGCAATCGTTGGAGACTTCAAATAATATCACTATATTAAAAGATATATTAAAGTATTTAAGGAATAAAAAATCTTTTATAACCTTATATACGTACGATGCTATCTTGTTTGACTTTAATAAAGAAGACGGCAAAGAAACTCTAGAAGATATTAAGAAAATAATGGAAAATAAGGGTAAATACCCTATAAAGTTTAATTAATGTTATAGAACAGCACAACTATTTATATATGATAACAAATGTAACAAGACCTAAGTTCGATTATGATATCGAACCTTTTTTTACCAGCGAGGATATGAGTAATAAGCTGTTTTGTACTTTTTCTACCGAGGAAAGCCTAGAAGAAGTATTAACTACTATACAAGATAAATATAAAATTATATACAATAAAATCTTTGTACTTTATTCAAAAAGTCAAGATGAGTATATGTGCACCTATAATGTGGATTTCGGAAATGTATCTAATTTCCTCGATAATACCATTCTAGTACACAGAAAAAAAGAAACAAATACTCTTTATACCATTAATGCTTTGAATACTTTAATCAAAGAGTTAAATGGTGGAGTATTAGATACCAACTACCGAATAAACTGGCCGGATTATAGAAATTGCATTCTGCTTACCAAAGGCCCAGAACTCAAAAGAGTAAATACTAAGTTGTATAAAATTATTGAGCTATAGTTGGCTCTTTAATCTTTTCTTCTTATATTATTAATAAGTTATATTTAAAATTAGTTATATATGGACATTAATGCTATCCGCGCAAAATTAGATGCGTTAAACAACAACGGTCGAGACAAAGAAAAGACCGATTATTCCGAAATTTTTTGGAAACCACAATTAGGAAAGCAAACAGTACGTATTGTACCGTCGGCTTTTGATCCTACCTTTCCGTTTAAGGAATTAAAATTCCACTACGGCATTGGTAAGTACCCTATGATCGCCTTATCAAACTTTGGTAAGCAAGATCCTATTGAAGAGTTTGTAAAAGAACTACGTAAGACAAATGATAAAGATAATTGGTCTTTATCTGGTAAAATTTCACCTAAAACTCGTATCTTTGCTCCTGTAGTAGTTAGAGGAGAAGAAGATAAAGGAGTTCGTTTATGGGGATTTGGTATTACAATCTACAAAGCCCTTCTTGCTTTAGCAGAAGATGAAGATGTAGGTGATTATACCGATGTAATTAATGGATGGGACTTAGTAGTAGAGCAGCAGCAAGGTAACCCTTACCCGCAAACTACTGTTCGAATTAAACCTAAACAAACCCCTCTTTCTGATAATAACGATTTAGTGGATAGTTGGTTAAAAGAGCAACCTAACCCTACTGAATCATTTACTCAGTACGATTATGAGTTTATCAAAAAGCAACTACAGAATTATTTAGATCCTAATTCAGCTGAAGATGATGCACCTGCTGCATTACCAGGAGGTAATGATACAGAACTTCCTGCTAGTTTAGGAACTAATAAAACCGATTTTACTTTAGAAACAGCTACTGCTGGTAATAAAGGAACTGTAGATAAATTTGATGACTTATTCAACGAGTAATGGCGAAAAAGAAAGAAGTACAACAAAGAGCAACTGAATCTGTTAGAAAATCTTTTAATCTTAGTAATTTTAAGAAGAAAAAAGGTTTCTCTAATTCTTCAGTAAAATTTAAAGAGCAAGGATGGATTCCTCTATCTAAAGCTTTCCAGGATATAACTTCCTTACCCGGTATACCTACCGGTCACATCACTCTTTTGCGTGGACATAGTGATACGGGCAAGACAACTGCCCTATTAGAAGCAGCGGTGAACGCTCAAAAAATGGGCGTTCTTCCAGTCTTCATTATTACTGAGATGAAATGGTCTTGGGAACATGCAAAAGAAATGGGATTAGAGTTTGAAGAAGTTGTAGATGAAAACGGTGCTGTTACCGATTATGAAGGGCATTTTTTATATGCCGATAGAGGTACATTAAATACTATTGAAGATGTAGCTGTTTATATTGCTGATCTTATGGACGAGCAGGCGAAAGGTAATCTACCTTTCGATATGTGCTTTTTCTGGGACAGTATCGGTTCAGTACCTTGTGATTTATCTGTTCGCTCTAATAAAAATAACAACGAATGGAATGCAGGAGCTATGTCTACTCAATTCGGTAACAACCTAAACCAAAAAATACTACTATCTCGTAAGGAAAACTCTCCTTATACGAATACGATGGTTGCTATTAATAAGGTTTGGACTATGAAACCTGAATCACCAATGGGTCAACCAAAGTTGCAGAATAAAGGAGGTATGTCGATGTGGTATGATGCTACATTAGTTATTACCTTTGGTAACATTACTAATCCAGGTACATCTAAGATTAAAGCAATCAAAGACGGACTTCAGGTAGAGTTTGCCAAGCGTACTAACGTACAGGTTGAAAAGAACCATATTGGAGGAGTACAATCTAGAGGTAGAGTAGTGATGACCTCGCATGGTTTTATACCTGACGATAAACGAGCTATTGATAAGTATAAGAATGAACATAAAGATCATTGGTTAAAGCTTGTTGGTAGTATTGATTTTGATTTAATCGAAGAAGGAGACTTAGAAGAAGAAACTATAACTCCTAATATCTTAGATTAATGGCGAATTACGGAGATATTCTAAAAAATCTTAAAGAAACCCCACCTAGAGAATTGAACGATCATATTTTAGTGATCGATGCTATGAATATGTTAATTCGTAGCTTTTCTCTTCTTAAAGCGATGAATCCATCAGGTACGCATATCGGAGGCCTGGTGGGTTTTCTTCGCTCGTTAGGTTACGTAACTCGTATATTTGATCCAACCAGAGTAATAGTGGTATGGGACGGAAAAGGAGGGTCTGGTAATAGACAAAATATAGATCCTAACTACAAAGCACAACGTGCCACAGCTAGAATTACTCATTGGGGACTTTATGATACTAGAGAAGAAGAACAAGAAGCACTTATAAATCAGCTATTAAGAGTGCAGGATTATTTAGATTGTCTTCCTTTGCAGCAAATAGTAATGGAAAAACTAGAGGCAGATGATATAATTGCGTATCTTGCCAAACAAGCTGATGGCAATAATAAAAAAGTTACTATTGTGTCTTCTGATAAAGATTTCTTACAACTGGTTAATAATAATATTGAGGTTTATGCTCCGGTGAAAAAGAAGACTTTTGATAAAACTAATATTATTGAAGAACTGAAAGTATTGCCTCGAAATTATAATGTAGTTAAAGCACTACTTGGAGATAATTCAGATAATTTAGCAGGAGTAAAAGGTCTTGGGATCAAAACAATAGTAAAAGAATTTCCAGATTTAGTAAATAAAGTTACTGACTTAGATTATGTGTTTAATGTCTGTGAAAGTAAGATGGAAGACAAAAAGATATTTCCTAAAATAATTCATAACTGGGATCGTGTAGAAACTAATTTTAAATTGATGGATTTACACGAGACAGCGTTGGATACTAAAGAAAAAAATTATATATTAGATATAATAAAGAGTGAAATACCTGACCTTCAATCAGGGGCTTTTTTACACCTTTTAGATCAAGATAAGATCGAAGGTATTACAAAGAATACAGAAGGTTGGTTAGAAAATTTTAGAGGTTTAACGGTTTTTAAAAAATAAGTTATAGATGACATTAAAGGCATTGAATCAGTATGGAAAAGGTTTCCAGCTGAAAGTATTGGGCTCATTGCTAACAGATAAGAGTTTTCTTCTTAACGTCAGAGACGTACTTCAAGTAAGTATCATACTACTATTACTATGGATGTGCTTAAAGTTGAGTTACAAAAAGTAGAAAATGATATATTAAAAGTAGCTTTAAAAGAAGAGCTACGTAATTCCTACCAAGCTTCACAAGATGATCTAGATTACGTTCAAGAAGAATTTACAACCTTCTGTAAGAATCAAGAGATGAAACAAGCTATATTAAATTCAACCGATTTACTTAAAGCGGGTGATTTTGATGGTATTAGAAATACTATTGAAAAAGCTATGAAGGCTGGTATGGATAAAAATATAGGTCATGAATATAATAAAGATATTGAGACTCGTTACAGAACTGATTACCGTCCTACTATTCCTAGCCCTTGGCCTATCCTTAATGATGGTATTCAAGGAGGATTTGGGCCTGGTGATTTGGCTATTGTGTTTGGTAATCCTGGTGGCGGTAAGTCATGGACTATGGTGGCTATTGCTGCTCATGCTGTTAAGCTTGGTTATAAAGTCAACTATTACACTCTTGAACTCGGGGAAGATTACGTTGGCAAGCGATTTGACTGCTATTTTACAGGGTACTCTATTGATGAGGTTAATAACCACCGTAAAGAAGTACAGAAAGTAGTTGATAATTTAAAAGGTAAGTTAATTGTTAAGGAATATGCTCCTAAAAATGCTACAGTAAATACTGTAAAATCTCATGTACAGAAATGTTTAAAAGGTAAGTTAATTGTTAAGGAATATGCTCCTAAAAATGCTACAGTAAATACTGTAAAATCTCATGTACAGAAATGTATTGACATGGATCATAAACCAGATCTTATAATAATTGACTACGTAGATTATTTACGTGCTCCTTCTAAAGGTAAATTCTCAGAACGTAAAGATGAAATCGATGACGTATTTATTGCAACTAAAGGACTTGCTAAAGAACTAAAAGTTCCTATTCTAACACCGTCCCAGGTAAATAGAATGGGTGCTAAAGATTCAGTAATTGAAGGTGATAAAGCCGCTGGGTCTTACGATAAAATGATGGTGGCAGATATTTGCCTTTCATTATCTCGACAAAAAGAAGATAAAGTATTAGGAACCGGACGCGTTCACGTTATGAAAAACCGATACGGGCAAGACGGTATGACTTATAATGTTAAAATGGATACTAACAACGGTCATATAGAGTTTGAAGGTAAGGCTGATCTTGACGAACAGTTAAATTCTACACAAGGTCCAGTATTTAATCTTACTAGGGAAAAAATGTCGGAATTATTTGATAAAAAG